TAACAACAATAGTACCCATAGTTAATAGCTCGCCAGAAGCACCATCTTCTACTGCAAGAGTAGCATCAAGGCCTGCTGCTGATTGCGCTTTAGGGTTAATTAAAATACCAGCGAATACGTTAGTACCACCAACTGCCGCCACCGTATCGCTAGTGTAAGTGTATGCGTTGCCGATAGTATTAGCAGTGCCATCACTGTCAATAGTCATCGTTTTTACGCGTGTTGGCTCGTTATTGTAAAGCTCGCCTACAATACCGCCCGCCATTTCTGTTCGTACTTGTGATTGAAAAGACATTATTTGCCTCCGTTAAAGTATGAGTTTAGTGAGTCAGAAGTTGGCGCAGCATCTTGAGCAACAACTACAGTTTCTTTTTGAGCCGCCTTTAAGTAACCCTTAACCGCCGACACTTCTTCACCATCGACACAATCAAGACCTAGCTTTTCAGCGCCATACTTGGCAACTTCGTTCAGCGTCATTTCAGAATGATCAAAAGCGCCAACGTGAGACGACAAACCACTAACCAAAGTGTCACGCTGCGCGGCTCGCTGGATAAACAGCTTTTCGCCGTTGGTCTGCAATTCAGAAACCTTAGCTTCTAGCGCATCCATAGCCGCTTTCATATCGCCAGTTTCTTTATCTTCTTCGGTTTCATCTTCCGACTCTTCCGACATATCTTCTTCTTTGCTTTCTTCTTCATCCTTAGCTGATTGCATACCTGCAACAACCTCGGCCAAAGCATCTAACTTTTCTACTACTTGCGCAAGAGTCATTTCTTCATCCTGTGCCTTTTCTTCGGGTGTATCGCTCATCACGAAATCTCCACTATCTACGGTTAAAATAAAATGATCTTGCACTTTTACATCACTACCCATACGCCCTTGATCAACCAGCGCCAAGTGATTGCCGCGTATATCAGTTTGAACAAAGTCATATTTCTCTCCATTAAAGTTACCGCTCTTTTTTTCATACTTACAGCGATAACCTAATGATAATTCTTGCTTGCCTGTTTCTATTTCGTTTTTTAGGCGCTCAGAAAATACTTTAATATTCCCCTTTAAAATTCCGTCATCAAACTTTACATCCTCACCAACAACGCCATGAACACCCTTCTCTTCAGCCGGTGTGCCGCTATCACCTAAAAACTCATGATCATCTATCCACGGTACTAGCTTAAACGAATCAATGGTGTCGGAATTATTCAGCTCTGTTTCAGGGCGAAACACGCTATACAGCTCATCAGGCGTTAAACCAAACTCGCCGTTGCTGTCGATGGTAGAGCCAAGATAAGGGAATACGCCGACCTTGCTGATCGGGTTATCCTTTACTTCAAACCAGCCATTAATATCATGCTGTCTCTGGCTCATATATTGGTCTCATAATGCACTTACAATTAATTGCCTGTGCTGGTAATCCACGCTCTCCGGTATTGTTATCAATAACCGGAGGGTTTTCTATTTCGTATATTTTGCCATTTAATACGTTTTTATGCAAACTTCGCGGGTTTTGTCCACCCCCACTATGAATCCATTGGAATTTTTTTATTCCGCTGCGTGTCATTTTTACTTGCGTCAACGACGTATTGGCCTTTCTTGTTTGATCTAGTGCCACATTCTTAGCTTTGTTTTTTAGCTTTAATGCCTCCTTCTTGAGCGAGGCTTGTATCTCTTTTTGCGATACTTCAAGCCCACCCTTTTGAATGGATCGCTCCATTACTCCCTTAATGTTTTCGAGGTAATCGCTATTCATGCTAGTGATCAAATCGACATTAGCAGAAACCAAAGACTTGAACTCGTCAGTACCGGCTGCTGGTTTAAACACTAAACCTTCTACGCTTTTATTTAGCGAGTGACTGCTTTCCTTGTCGGTTCTATTGACCATGCGACCAGCGTAAAGCTTAGACTTTTCCTTAATTACCTTATCCAAGAATTTTAGCAGCTTGGAAAATCCTATTCGCAACTGACTAGCAACACTAGCATCGCCGGTATAAAACTCTTTAGCAGTCTCACCTCGAAGGTAGCGAGCGATCTCTTTTTCTGTCTCCTTAACGACAAAATCAGATAACCGCTGCAAGTCCTTTCGGTACTTAGACCTTACTGTCGTATTCGGTATAATCGGCTTCGTCATCTTCGACCGGCTCTATATTAAATCCACTATCTTTGTCAGCGGCTAACGTGTTTCTTACATCATCAGCACTCAAAGCGCCGCCTACCTGATAACCCGTTGCCGTTCGCATATCTGCTTCACGTATCTGCGCAGACTCCATAGCACTAGGGCTGTCTAACTCAGGCCACAAGATGCAAACCTCTTCGACCTTGGCCTTCCCTAAATGTTTTTGCAGCGCCTGATAGTGACGATCCAGAAGCGGATCGAACGAATCACTCTGTATTGACTCAAGTGTTGCATGGTACGACTTACGTTCACCTTCGCCAGTAGCATTAAATCCTTTCGGGGTAGTCTCTAATAGCTCGCTAGCCGGAATGCCGGCAATTGAGGCGGTTAGCTGGTATTGCGTCATTATCACCGCATCAAGGTCAGCGAGTGACGTATCGTGCTGGGTGTAATCTTCATCCTCACCCGTAGGCATAACACCGTAATTATCTGAGAAATCAGAAACGCTACGCAATCTTTTGTCGAAGTTTGGCTTGTCAGCCATCATCGCCTTAATATCTGTTTTCATCACGCGAGTACGCTTACTGCTTGCAAGCATGGGCGCTTCATTAGCCGTGCGTTCAGCCGCATACACTCGCTTGTAAATCTCTTGTGTTAAGGGTAAGCCACCGTAGTTATAGGTTGGTTTTAGAATGTCGGGCAATTCCTTAGTGACAGCAATTATTAGATGACTATGGTGAATATCCTCACCGGCAACATTCCACTTCTTAGGCTTGTAATAATCAATAGCGGATGGATTGCTCGTATTCACGTCAATAGGTGTCAACCAATAAGGGTCTATCTGAGATATACCCAAATACTGCCCTTTTCTTATTGCGTCAATATTAAACGGCTTGGAATAGTCGGCGCCCTCATATCGAAGCATGGCAACACGAACACCAAAGCCACGCTTAAAGTATTCGTATTCAATGAGATTTTTAACGATGCTGTATTTTTTGTCGTGCGAATGCAGCTCTTTGGCCAGATCTTCATCCATGTTGGCTAGCTCAAATCCATTCTTAATTGCAGCCTTTGCCGGTTTAGCACACGCTTTATTAATCATTCCATTTTGCATCAAGATTGCACATGCCTGATAGCCTATAAATCCCTGCTCGACAAAATGCGTGAATGCTCGAAGATCAACCGATGATCGACCTATATTGTAGGCGCTTGAGTACATATCGACGCTATCGCCAGTATGCACAGCACTGGGCTGTATGTGGTACATATTGCCTTGAACCCAACCAAAATAATCAGTTTCGCCATGATCTACCGCTACTGCTTTCTTTTTCTTTTTCCAAAACATTAAGGCCAATCCCATACGTCTAGCGTATTAACTTTCTTTGTTTGCTCAGGTGCATACCTGATCATAACAGTATCTGAGCAGTTCGGCGACATAGTGCCGTCTGGCTGCTTATTTACCTGCATCTTTCCCGTGCCTTCGTTCTTTTTGTAGGTTGGCTGGCTCAACTCATTGATCAACCTAAGTAGATTCTTTTTTGGCATAGCAGAGCTAATGCTTATAAGTTCATCAGCAGGGTATATTTTACCCTCTTTTAGCATTCTATGCACTTTTTGAAATCTTATGCGTAGCGACCACCATCCTTGAGCCTTGGCATTCAAAAAGAAATCTTTGTTTGTTCTTCCGTTAACCATCTCATCCCCTGGGTCAGCCACGGATGCAGAGCCACGAAACTGAACCACTTCTTTCTCTGATTGCCCATTCTCGCTTCGCTTTAAATTTATCTCTCTCGCATCACCACGACAACCCGAACCAAGCCCGTCAGCATCATATTTAAACGCATCCAAATTATTCTCATCGCAAAGAGAAAAGGCTTTTTCTGTGGTTTTATATATATCACTACCCTTACCGCTCCACGCCTCGACGTTTTCGATAAGCACTCCGTGAGAACTAAGGAAAGCGTTCAAATCTTTACCCTCGTCGGCAACATCAAGAGCGCCCAATCGTTCGCCTGTTATTTCAAAACCTAATTTGATATGAGCATCAATAGCAGACTGCACCCACTCAGAAGGAATGATTACGCCCTCTACAGATGCTTGATAGTTTATATCTATTTCTTGCGAAACCGTAACATCATCAAGCTTCTCTACTTGCTTGGCGTACCACTCATCATCTTTTCTGGGGTCGTCACGCCAGTGGAACGTGAACACATCAATCTCGCCACTATGTCGCTTCACTGCAAACGGGTTAGCCATGCCGTTTGGTGTTGATATATCTATTCTGCAATTTGTTGTTTGTGATAACGATGCTTCGACAAGCTGTGGTCGCTCAAGAAAGGCAGACTCATCAACAAAGTAAATGCTCGCCCTATCGCCCCGCCCTATTCCGTCACCCGCCTCACCCGCTATACTTGCACCAGTAGCAGGAAAGTTGATTCTCATATGAGGCGCATCTTTTGTGGCGTCCCATCCGCGCTTAAATTCTGGCGGCAATAAATTAACAAACATTCGAGCCTTCCAAAACAGCGACTTAGGGCTACCTATTCGATCAACATACTCTTCTTTACGGCTACCAAAGCCAATCACAATACCCTCATTGAAAAGACATAGCGTACACCCTATGGCAACCGACAACCAAGACAACCCCATGTCGCGGGTTTTCTCAGCTAAACCATTCTCCTGCCCTTTCCACTTAGCGAGAACCCAATCAACGAACTCAGCTTGTCGAGGGAAAAGCATAAAAGGTATTACGGCAGGAAGTCCACGCTCAACGTTACGAGGGTCAAACGTGCAACCCCAATCATTAATAAACTGGGATGGGTGATCTTTGTAGTATGCGAACAGGGAGGGCAGGCAGCTTTTGTTTTCCCTTATGCGGGCTAGCCTATCAACTCTTTGCTGAAATATAGCTGGGTAGTCTGGACTAATGAAGTCAAAATCATTTGCCGTCATTCATTATTGCCTGATAATCTTTTGACGCCTGTATAGGATCAATAGATACACCTTTCGGCGTCATAGTCCCGTCAGGGCTGGACAACTCTTTCTTCTCCGCAAGACCAAGGTCACGAGCAATTATATTAGGGTTAAGTAGCCCAGCACTAGCGCCCTCGAACTTCTGAGTCTTGATAATTTCGCGTATTTTCTTTATGACCCGTAAAAAATCTTTACTTTCTGGTTTGTCAAGGTCTAAATTCTTCTCAAAGCGATATAGGTATTCTTCATCGGTATCCCACTGAATGCACATGCCACTAATGGTCATAGCTCGCATCAATGGTTTTTCGTTTTCTGATAACTCACCTTGGTACACGATAGCCTCATTTAAGGGGTTGTCTTCTACCCACTGAAAATACTCGCAAGCGGCTTCCCACATTAGATCAGCATTAGCAAATATCTTATCTCTACCGTGCTTAGTTCTTTGCTTCCAAAAGCTATTACCTTTAGGTGCGGCCATCAGAATACTACCTCCGGCGTTATCTTGATAATCGTTGAGCCTTCAGGGTTTTGGGTTTCATTGGGGCTGGTTAGCTCTGCACCCAGAATAACATTAATGTCTCCACTGTTATCACCCACTGTCATTTGCTCTTTTGTTAGCCTCACCACAAACTCAGTGTTTGCAGGCATGGTTATTCCTTCTTCGTTAACGTATTCAGCATTTAACTCTGTCACGCTTGCAATATCAGCTATAAGCTCTCTACTGCTTTCGTATCTTAACTGCGCACGACAAGACCAGCCAGTCAAAACCGAGCCATCTTCTAGCCCAAAATTCCTAGCTATTGCCGTACCTCTTACCACTGTAGAATCACTGTTATCGCAGGTCATATGTCTATGCTCACACTATTATCACTTACATTAATGCTCTTTTCAGTATTACCTATAGTAACACTTGCCGCAGGCTTATTGCTTACCATTACTGATTTCGATGCCGATGACATCACCACAGACAAGACCTTTTCGCTTCCTACGGAAACGCTTTCCTTACCTATGACGACATCGCCACGCTTATACCAATTAGCCGCCCAGCTCACGGCTCAACCAAATCTATATCGTCGCCATCGACTGTAGCTATTTTATCAACAATGACAGCCTTTGTATCCTTTTGAAGCTTCTGGTATCTGTCCGGCCTTACTTTTTCATCGGCCTGAGCGATATCTATTAGTGTAACCGCCTGAGCGCCTGTCGCTAGGCTTCCCGTGTCCGCAGTCAGCCAATCGCCTTGGTTTTGCTGTAGCTCGTTCGTGTCTTCTAATATGCTAGCGATTCCCGCGTTATCCGGCGGCACTGCAATAGTCGTGTAACCGGCCAAAATCTGGTCAATACTTACTGTGGAAGATGAAAGCCCTGAGCCTGCAACTCTAATTCTAACAATGCCGGAATCACTTACACTACCAGAAAATAGTGCGCCGCTAAACTGGTGCAGCTCAAAATGATTTTCGCCAAACATTTGCCCGACAACATCCCAACGATCATCGACCCAGTTGTACGCGTAAATCGTTGCGTCGTCATTATTCCCTTGCATTTCTGCAAACATTGAAAATCCCGTTGCCAGTGAGTCACCTATATCAAAGTCGTAATGAAAATCAATCTCGCCAGCATCATCGGTTATCACGTGATAAATACCGTCCTGAGTATGGGTGTCTTGATATGTACCACTAGATACTATCCCGCTTGCGATAACAAAGCTATCTGCCTGTTTAACAATAGAGCCACCAACTGTTACCGATCCCGCCTTGGATATAGGTAAGTCCAAATAATCCAACCTAGCATCATCATCAAGCAATGGGTTTGTAGGTATAGCTTGAACCTCCAGACTGGAAGATCTAGACTCTAGAGTCACCCTGTCATCTTCTGTAAAAACAGAGTCGGGAGTAGCGATATAAATAGGCTTTACTGGCTGCTTCGTTATACCTAATCCACTTGTAGACGGGTATAAAACAAAGTTGAAAGTATTATCTACCGGCACTATTTGAAAATACTGCTGAGCCGACTCCCTAGCTGGATTAGAAAAAAGTATCTGCGTTGTGCCGATATTATCCAAAGGGACATTTGACTTTAGACTAAACTCAGCTATCGAAACCAAATCACCAACAAAGAAATAATACTGCAACCCTATATGAGAATTCATAAGATAGTATGCCCATGCGGCTATACCTCTTTCGTCATAACGGCCATCCGCATCATCTATGGCGATTTTTACTTGCCCCCCAACGACTGAAAGCTCGCCGCCATTAGCGGCATCTTGGGTTGCTCCGTCAATTTGCAGGTCAGGGTAATACGGGTTCAAGACCTGCGGCTCAACCAGCTGAATATCGGATTCTCCCGCAACAAACAAAATTCTTAGCTTTTCCGCTGCCGCAAATCCACTTTGATAACCAGCCCTAAAATCAAGAGTATCTCCAATCTCATAATCAACACCCTCTCTTAAAGAAAAAGAAGCGCCCACTCCCCCGCTTACAGACTGGAAACCAATAAATGAACCGCCTTGAGTCTCATTAAGAAGAAGCGCACCAGAACCATCCCATATATCAGGATGCGTGACCAGTATTTGCGCTCCTTCAGGCTCCCACTTAAACAAAGGATCAGCCGGGCAATCAAAATAGATACCCTGAATATACCCACCGTTAGCGGCACCGGAAACCTTCTCTACCGCAGGCTTGAAATACCATTTCGTAGCCGTAGTGTAACCCGCTTGATCGGCCTGAACATTTACAAGCGTCAGCGTTTGATACGATGCAGGCTCAGTAGCGCCAACCTCCCACAACTTATACTCAAAATCAAACTCGCTAGTGAGCCAGCCTTTTATAGTCAAAGCTGTAACTATACCGCAGCCGCTAATAACATCTGATTGAGTCGCAACCTTTGTGCCTACCTGCGTTATGTAAAGCCTATCACTGCCATACAGCAAATCATCGAAACTACCAGATAAAACCTCGCCATTGGGCGATATCGCGTGAGGCATAAACCATATCTGCCCCAGCGTTTTAGCAGCATCCTTAGTGACAATACTGTGATTCATGCCAGAATTGAAAACGGGGTCTTGACCGATAAAAGAAACAAATCTAAACGATGCATTAGGCTC